CATAGATATGGTAAGGAACACATGACTAAACACAAGCTACTGGAGACGCTGTATCACGCACCAGATAACATACCTGATCAAGAATTAACTCCATTTGCTCAAGCGATGAGTCATTATCCAGATTGCAAGGTTGAAGGAGATGCTGTATCAGCTTATCGTAATTATTATCACGCAGCAAAGGAATTTGCTGTGTGGCAAAAGGGAAGACCTGCGCCCAATTGGTGGGAAGGTTACAAAGGAGAAACATGGCAATTAGATATATCATAGCAGATCCTAATGAGGGTGTGTTTCTTGGGACTCGTTCAGACGTCGATCGTGAAGGCATCGGAATGCTTTTCTCTGCTTATAACTTTCTAGAATTAACGAGAGCAGTTTCTTGGTCTACTCGCAAACAAGCTTTTATGTATATGCAAAGATACATAAGACCTAATTTAAGAGAGTGTTTTGTAGCCGAAATTATTACAGATACTAAAACAGAATTTGTATCAGTGTACGATATATGTAGATCTGGATATCCAGATATAGTTACTGAAATGATAGACGCAGTGCATATGCCAAACACTAGTATTCATTAAACGAAATTAAATCAAATTAAACGTTTACAACAGAATAGAATCAGGGTAGATTAGTCTTATCGAAACTTAAAAACATAGGATGTTTAAAATGGCACACGAACTTGAAATGATTAACGGCGAAGCTCAAATGGCTTATCGCCAAAGCGCAGGTCTTCCTTGGCACGGTCTTGGTACTCCAGTATCAGACGATATGACTCCACAGCAAATGATGGAAGTTGCTGGTCTAAACTGGGAAGTTGAAAAGGTCGATACATTTATGCGCTACAAAGGCGATAATGTACCAACAGGTCAGCAAGCGCTAGTTCGCTCAACTGATGGAAAAATTCTTACTCAAGTAGGTAAGAACTGGAACCCAGTTCAAAACTCAGAAGCTTTTGACTTCTTCACAGACTTTGTTTCAGCTGGTGACATGATGATGGACACTGCTGGTTCTTTGAAAGAAGGCAAAATCGTTTGGGCATTAGCTGACGTAAAAGACGGTTTCTCTCTATTCGGTGGTGACGAAGTAAAAGGTTATTTGCTTTTCTCAAATCCGCATGAATACGGTAAAGCAATCGACATTAAGTTTGTAATGGAACGCGTCGTATGCAACAACACATTGGCAGTTGCTCTTAATGAGAAAAACCAGCCTTCAGTTCGTGTTAATCACCGTTCAGTATTTGATGCATCTAAAGTGAAAGACATTCTTGGTCTATCACACAATAAAGTAGAAGAGTTCAAAGCAGCTGCAGAGTTTCTTGGTTCTAAGCGCTACACTGATGAGCAACTTACACAGTTCTTCGGAGTTGTATTTGGTAAGTCAAACAAAGAGAAAGAAGATCTTGCGCGCTCTGCTAAGCAAGCAATGTCTCTTGTAGAAACTCAGCCAGGTGCAGAATTCGCACCAGGTACTTGGTGGAATGCTTACAACGCTGTTACTTACATGACAGACCACGAACTAGGTCGCAATGCAGACAATCGTATGTCTTCAGCTTGGTTTGGTCAAAATGCAAGCAAGAAAATCACTGCTCTTGACTTAGCATTGGACATGGCTGATGCAGCTTAAAACAATTGATATACTATATTGGGGAGTAGCTTTAGGGCTACTCCTCATTTACTTTGATCCGTTAATGATTATTTGGGAATTCTAAAATGCAATATACACTAATCCTCATCTTTACGCATCTACTAAGTGTAGTTGGTTATCAGTATACTTCTGACGTAATTTATATGTTACCGTCAAGCTTAGCTATTATCTACTCTATTTTTCAATTTGTTAAGGTATGCACACTTGTATTTAGTCCTAATTGGGACGTTGAACTTTCTTACGCAGATCACATTTCTGTTGAATGGAAGTTTTTGCATAATTCAGTTATAGGTTTAAGCACATATATATTCTGGAATGAAGGTTACAGTTTCTTTGCAGGTATGACGTCGCTGTATCTATTAGCTGTAGTTTCATCTCTTATTATTACAGTACTAGATATAAACATGACAGGAGGAGACGAATGAAGATTTTGATTTTTGGCTTACCGGGTTCTGGTAAAACTTGGTTAGCCGAACGACTACAGAAAAGATTAGAATGCGCTTGGTTTAACGCAGATGAAATTAGACGCATGGCTAACGACTGGGAGTTCAGCGAAGCTGCACGATATCGCCAATCTCATAGAATGGCATCGATTGCTAATCACGAAAAGCACCATGATCGTACAGTTATATGTGACTTTGTTTGTCCGACTGAAGCAACTAGATCTATTTTTGATGCTGACTATACAGTATGGATGGATACAATTAAAGAAGGCCGGTATAAAGATACGAATAAGATGTTTGAGACACCATCTATTGATAACGTGAATTATCATGTAGAGAAATGGTTTGATAACACAGATGAGGCATTAGCAGATGCAATCGCAAGACATATAAGGATTAACAAACATGTTTGATTATAAAAAGCCAACAGTACAAATGTTGGGAAGATGGCAGCCATGGCACGATGGCCATACAGAGCTATTTAAACGAGCTCACTCTTTCACTGGCCAAGTTGTCATTATGATACGTGATGTATTTAACTTTGACGGTGATGCTGGAGATGGTCGTACCGCTATGCAAGACGATAACCCTTTTGGGATGATTGATGTAATCGCAAATATCGAAAATGGATTAGCTAAACACGAGTTCTATAACGGTCACCAGTATCTTATCTTAGAGGTTCCTAACATTGTAGATATTTCTTACGGTCGTGGCGTTGGTTATACATTCACAGAACACGATCTTGGTGAAGATATGCATGATATATCTGCTACAAAAATACGTGCACAATTACGACAAGATGGTAAACTTTAACGTGTACATGCCTTTAGAATCACTCTATAAAGGTTCTAGAAACAAAGGAAATAACATGGCACATACGAAAAACGATTATCGGTTTGACTCAAAAGAAGACGCGCAAAAATTTGCTGATGCAGAGAAAAGATCATATGATCCATCTTGCGATGTTTATGTAACTGGTCCGATGTTTATGGACGAAGCTGAAATCTTTAAAAATATTGCTCCTGAAAAAACTGATACATATTGGTTGGTAGGCGTGGAGATTTACAAATGATTGTTAAAAATGCTATAACTATTCATCATAATAGTGCAACACTTTATAAGCGTGACTCTGCTGGTAATGTAAGAATTTATCGTGGAGAAGTTGCAGAAGAAGGTGGCAACTGGTTTACACGCACGATTACTGGTCTAGAAGACGGAAAGCAAGTTCGTTCTGGCTGGCGCATCGTAGAGCAGAAAAACGTTGGCCGTTCTAACGAAACATCTTTAGAAGAGCAAGCTTTTGCTGAAATGACTGCTGACGCCATGAAGAAACTTGAGCGTGGTTATTTTAGCGATATTAAAAAGGTTGATACGTTTGATAAGATTAAGCCAATGCTTGCTTCTAAATATGAAGATGCAACTTTAGTTTGGGGATTAGAAACTATCTTTTCACAACCAAAGTTAGATGGCATTCGTTGTGTTGCTAGAGCTAACGGTCTATGGACACGAGCTGGTAAAGAACTAGTAAGTATTCCGCATATAAACGAAGAACTAAAAGAGTTCTTTGAAAACTATCCAGATGCAATCCTTGATGGTGAACTATACAACCACGATCTTCGTGAGAACTTTAATAAGATTACATCTTTAGTGCGCAAAACAAAGCCAACTGAAGCTGATATTGTTGAAGCAAAAGGTTTAGTACAATACCACGTCTATGATTTAATCAGTTCACCTGAAGTATTTTCAGATCGTATGAACTTTTTACGTATAGCTTTAGACGTTCCTTCTGTAGAAATCGTTGATACAAACAAAGTTGAAACAGCAGACGAGTTAGACGATCTTTACGGTGCATATCTTGAAGATGGATTTGAAGGTCAGATGGTACGCAAAGACGAATTGTATCAACAGAACAAACGTTCTAAATACCTTATTAAACGAAAGGAATTCTTAACAGACGAATATGACGTAATTCGTGTAGAAGAAGGAAAGGGCAATTGGGCAGGACATATTAAACGATTTGTTTTGCAAACAGAAAATGGCCAAGAATTTGGCGCAGGTGTACGCGGTAATCAAGAAGTATTGAGCGCTCTTTTTAAGAGTGGAGAGACACCGACATGGTGTACACTACGGTATTTTGCGCCAACACCAGACGGTATTCCTCGTTTTCCTGTCATTATTGATTGGGGAATGGGACAAAGAGAAGACTAAATTTAACTTAAAATGGAGACTATATTATGACCGACACAGAAACAGTAAGCGTAACAGCAGAAGAACTTCGTTCATTCGTAGAACGTGTTGAAACACTTGAAGCTGAGAAAGCCGCAATCGCAGATGGCACAAAAGAAGTACTAGCTGAAGCAAAGGGTCGAGGCTATGATACGAAAGTTATTCGTAAAATCGTTGCAATTCGTAAGCGTAATCGCGATGATGTTGATAACGAAAATGCAATCACAGAATTGTATATGAACGCGTTAGGAATGTAAATGACTGATGGACCATTTAAAAGTGCCTTTGATGGAGACACAGAAGGCGTTATTCGTAGAGAAATTATAACATATCGTATTAGAGGTGATGTCATGGTAAAAGAAGAAGCATTCCGTGATTACTACAAATCTGGCGATTATCACGATAGCCAATCAACAAACCCGTTGGTGTTACGATAAATAGAAGGGAAGCTTGATTGCTTCCCTTTTTTTATGGAGTATATAATGAAAAGCCAATATGAAATTGTTGTGCCGTATCATCATCAGTATCAACAAGAGTCAAACGAACCAGATATAAGATGTGCAGAAGATGGGCATCGTTATGCCATGTTTGTAAAAGGTAATGATCACCTTATTGACGGTAGAACGTATTGTTTTAAAGATGAAGACGGCAATTACGTTAGCTCTTTCGTAAGTCAATACTCAGACATTATTGAGAATAATTTAGAGCCACTAGTGAAAGATGCTGTTCTTGGCTTGCACAAGCAAGGTTATCTTACGTTTACTAGTTGCCAAGGACATGATGATTCAAAGCATAGATATATTGGTGTAGTATTTAATACTAAAGAACAAAAGAATGAATTCATTTCAGAAGTGAATAAACTTAATTGTGATATACATTGGTATGATAACACGATCAATACTGTAGAAAGACCAGCAAAAGAAGTACCTTGGTGGTGCGATGGTGGTATTACGCTTCACATTGTTTTTGATGATATGTTATATCACGAAGCACCACAACAACGTCGTAGACAAAAGCCGTATACTGATTTAGAACTTAACAAGTTTTGGAACATTCAAACAAATAGAAACTACATGCATTATGAATGTATTGTGTTTTCTTTTGGGTATTCTATGATTGATAAAAGTATTTGGAATAAGATCCACAAGTATTTCTTTTATGATCAGAGTAAGGTTGAAAAAGCTTATTCAGATTTTGTATCTAAAGTAGAATCATTACCGTGTTATTTGGCGTGATATAGTAACACAAAAAATACTACATGTAAACAAAAAAAGGCGATCCCGAAGGACCGCCTTAGTAGTATCGTTATCCGATATCTTGTTTTTAGAACAAGTTGCTTACATTTACGCGTCTGTAATATACGTTTGCGTCTGCAGTAAGTGCACCGTTACCTTGAGTTCCACCAGCAGCGAATGGGTTTGATACCATGCCGTAGCGAGTCTTAAAGCCGATTTTTGGCTGGAAGGAATTCTCACCAACCGCACGAACCATCTGCAATGGTACATATGGGCAATAGAAGAGGCCAGCATCGAAAGAGCTAGAACCTTTATAGCCTACTACCATGTAGTTAGCGCCTGCATATGGATCGATATACACTTTGTAACGACCGTTTAGTACACCAGCAAATGTATTGCCTGTGTCATCTACGTTCAAAGAGTTAGAGTTCAATGCTGGAGTGTAATCTAGTACACCTGCCATTTGAAGTGCAGAAGCAACATCAGAAGAACAGATAACCATGTTACCTTTACCGCGTCTTGTGCCCTTAGCAATAGCGTTAGCTTCTTGCTCGATTTGGAACATAAGACCTTTGAATTTCTCTACGGACCAACGACCATTTGCGTCTACATCCAAGTCGAATGTACCAGCAACGGCAGTTGCAGTTGCACCAGCTACAGCGTTTGTGTAGATTGTACGAACTAATTCGCGGTTGATTTCTACAAGGATTTCAGACTGCAAGATGTTTGCAAGTTCTGTTTCAGCATCTAGACCGTGAACGGCTTTAAGATCCTGAGCAAGCTCTGTAGTGTATTCAGCTTTCAAAGCACGAGACTTAGCAGCAACAGTAACTTTTTCAATTGAGAAAGCCATTTCTGCGAAGTTAGTACCGTTACCGTCGCCTAATGCTTCAGCTTCAGTTGTACCCATACCAGTACCAGTTGTGACAGCGGCACCAGGTAAAGTATTTGCGTGTGTACCAGCACCAGAGAAATCTGTATCAGCTTCGTTGTAGAATACTTCGTTAGCCGCAGCTTGTGAAGTATGTGTTGAACGCATTGCGAAGATCAAGCCTGTTGGGCCTGTCATTGGCTGAACGCCAGCAATATCGTATGCGATCAAGTTTGGCATTGCACGACGTACTAATGAAATAAGTACTGGGTCGTAACCTGCAGTTGGACCACCCGCAGCAGAAGCTGAGCCGAAGCCGCCTGTACCTGCATCGTTTGCGTGTGTTTCTGATAGAAGGCCAGTCATGGATGCTGATGTGTCACCAGATTCCATAAGAGCGCGTTCTGTGTTTTCAAGAATTGTAGCAGTTACGCTTTTCTTGTGTTGTGAATCGATTGGCGCGAAAGAAGAGTGCTCAAGAATTGGGCCCCATTTTTCCACGAGCATCTGATAGTTTGACTGAGTCATGTGATTCTATCTCCTTGTGAGTTTATT